CCCCCCCCCAAGGCGACTAGCGCCTTATAAATCAATCATCCTCCTCCTCATATTCGTCATAGCATTCGTCATAGCATTCGTCTTCGTCAGGGTCGGTGTCGATCTTGATCGTGTCGATCAGGATCACCCCATCCTCGTAGCCAAAGAGGAAGTTATGGTTAATGGTGATCTTGCGGCTGAGACCAGAAGGCTCTTCGGTGACGAGGGCTTCTGGCACCAAACCGATGAGCCCCGAATCTACCGGGTAGCTGCTACCATCTGTGCCGACATACTCACCGTCGCCGTAGGCGGTCGGGCTGGCATACACCTTGTGCCCGTTGACAGTTCCTACAGGCAAATCGAAGAACTCGCAGGAATTGAGAAGGGTTAGCCAGAGGTCGTCCGGTACAGAGTAGCAGGGATCGCCAAGCCAGTAGGTGCCAGCGGGAACGGTGATGGTGAAATTTTTATCGCTAGTCATGATGCACTCCATTGCAGTGGTGGTTGAAAAAGGTTGATGTACGTATCGTATACTATTACGTGGGTTTGTCAAATATTTTTTCGCTCTCCACAGCAAATTTTTCAATTATTTTTCGTATTTTCTGCACTCCCACGGGCACAGCGCCACTTTTCAATCGGGCTCACCATCCCATCCTCGCTAAGCATACGCACTGGTATCGGCGACGCTAACACCTACATGTAGCTGACGCTCGTGAGATTGAGATTCTCAGTAATCACCACATGCCCGACGATCAAGCTGAATGCTCGTGGCTGTATCGCCTGGGCCTGCATGTCAGTACGAGAAGGCGGACTTCTTTCGTTTTCCCTGCTTGGCCTTCACATCGGGCAACGTCAGGGAGAACAGACTGAAGTGAGACTTCCGCTGCGTGATGCGGCTATACTCCCTTTGGGTAGTGAACCGCCCCCTCTCGTCGTGGTATGGGTTGGATTTTTGGGTCTGGGTCTTATCGGTCGAGTCGCTCATAGTCTTTCTCTGCAATTGATTGCAACACCTACATGATACCGCATCACTACCTCAGAAGACAGTTGTGCGACTGATCTGGAACAACTCAGCGCACCCATGATGACCTCCATACCGCCAAGCGTCTCCACGAGCAATGCTCTCTACTGACTTAAGCCACTCGTCACACCCATACTTGGCCTTCTGGGTTGCGAACATTGCCAGGGCATCAACCTTGGCCTTCATGCCCTCCTCACTAAAGAAGCTCACTAGATTCGGAGTCACCGTTACATTCGTCCTACCGCTCGGGTAGGTCGGAACATACATGTACAAAGACGGAACCAGTCGAGCCGCCACCATCGTGGCCTTGTTCACCGTCTCGTGGTCTTGGTGCGTATCCCCGTGGAAATGGGTCACAACCACATCGGGCTCCACCTCCTTTATCACCCGTTCCAGCCCTGCAATCAATTGCGGCAGCAGTTCGTGCAGGTTCGGCTCCGTCAACCCAAGGAAGTACGCATTCTTAGACTGCACTCCCAGGACTTTTAGAGCCTTTATGGACTCTTGACCACGTTTGGCGTGGGAAGTGTAGCTGCACACCACCACGGACACCGTATGCCCTTCGCGTACAAGGTCGGCAATCGTGCCCCCCGCATTGATCTCCACATCATCAGGATGCGCACCAATGAACAGGTACTTTCGTTTTGTCATAATCCTCTTCTTCACTCTTTCATTCCTGTGGTTGAGACGCTGCCTCTTGCGCCTTCATCAGCGAGGTGCTGAACGCCTGGGTGATCGGAACACGGTGCATTGCCCACACCTCACGGCGTGTACTCAGTCCATACACCACCCCTGCCAGCGCGTCGGACAAGTCCTTGCTGTTGTGCGCATTGTGGTCTATCTTGTTCTTCTTGTAGTCCACCTCCAAGGCCAGAAGCTCTTTCTTCAGCTTGTGGTGCTCGGGGATCAGCACCCTACCATCGTACAGGGCCTGTTTCAGCGTGTCGTAGGGGACGCGCGATGTGTCCATCGACAACATGCCGCACTGGAAGCCCTGTTGCCTCAGCACCTGGATGCTATCACGGCTCTGGTATGAGTCGAAACTCACCCATTTGATCGGCATACCAAGGTCACGCAGCTTGTACAGCAACTCACGAATCTTATAGAACTCGATCTCTCCCCCTTTTGGCGGACGCACCTCCAGCACGCAGTCCAATTTCACAACCGGCAGGTACTCCTTCACCTCGTTGCCCCTGAGTGCGAACTTTGGTACGTGCCCTATCACCAGCCCGGTACTGTCGCCAGTCACTGACAAGTCGAGGTGGGCATATCGCGGGTATTCGAGGTCGGTCAGTCGGTTCACCGGGATCGAAGCCCTCTGGGCAACAAAGTCCACCCACTCCTCCTTCACTACTGATAATGACTTACCAAAGCAGGCAGTCACCTTGTCACTATTACTCAGGAATGGCGTAGTCGCCAGGGTGCTATGTCCTGCGATGTCTCTCACGGCCTTGGTAATATCGTCTGTGAACTCCTGCTTGAACTCTACGGGTATGCGATCTACCAGATGCTCATCGTTCTCATGGATCACTTCTTCTTCAGAGATCACCCTCGGGCGACGGGTCTCGTCACCGATAAAGATGCGGAACGTCTCACCGCTGAATGCATCAGGCTTGATGTCCCACACTCTCTTGTCGTACACATAGATGCGAGGATTCGTCTTCGCCTCTTCTATCTTCTTATCTGTGAACTCACCAGGCACCCGCTTCGAGGACACCACACAAAGAATCCCCGGCATGCCACCCCCTGCTGCCATGAAGCGTGACTTACGGCGACGGGCAATGCTGTTGTACAACTCAACCGCTTGGTTGTACACACCTCCGTCCACCGACTGCTTCGAGTTCTCAATTACGGCCATGAAGTTCGCCTCATCAATGATGCCTCCAATGATGTTCTGGCCGATACTCGCAGTCTCAGAGCCAGATACCGGCTCTACTTCAATGCGGTTCGGAAATCTCAGGATCGAGATCAGGTTCTCATCGAACGGGAACTCCTCACGGAAGTACGGGCTCGCCTTGACCATTGACGCAAAGCGATTAAAGTCAACGGTGCGTGCCGTGCTCGCCCGCAACGACTGAAAAATCATCTTGATTTCTGATGACGTATCCAGCCCGAACGTAACCTGCGGGCTCTTGAGGCAGGACAGGACGTACAACTGGTACGCCTGGCTGTAGAGGGCCAGCGTGGTCTTGCCTGAACCGATACCTCCAGTCAGTACGGCCTCGTCGTAGTCCCCACTGTTCATTTCAATGAAGCTATCCATCACCGGAGGGTACACCTCGTTGCCCTTGCCCATGAAGTACGCATCGGTCAGGAACGTGTATGGGTCAACGGGCTTGCGGCTGTGCTTGTACTTCAATAGATCGACATACTCAGGGTTCACCCCGTGCACATACGCCAGCGTGTCCACCAGGAAGCGGTGTCGGGCCTCGGGCAGTTCTATCTTCTGAGCCTTGATGAATACTTGATTCGCGGTATGCCGCCCTAGCGCCTCTACCAGTAGGGTTTCAACCGTCAATGTCATCTCCACCCTCCGCTGCAATTGATTGCAGACTACTATCAGGCACCGCCACACCCTGGGAGTGCAGGAATTGCAACACCTCTACCTTAGCTTCCTCTATCTGCTTGGCGGTCTTCAGCCCGGAGTAGAACTGTTGCTGCTCGGGCGTCATGATCACCTCAGTCTTGTGTGGAACCTTGCGCAGTAGGCCAATGTCCATGTGCAGTGCTGCCAACTTGAACAGCATATCGCCCAATGCAGTAATGTTCTTCGTCTGCGAGTCCATCAAGGTCGGCATCTTCTCTTCTGTCGCCTTCAGCTTGTTCACCCGCTCCAACTGGTGTGCTATCACCTGCTCCAGGGCCTGCACAGGGTTTAGCACTTGCTCAAGCTGGGTCTGAAGTGCTGCCACCTTCATAGCCAACTCTGGTGAAGATACTTTCGCTGCTACCTGTGCCTGCTTGGGAAGGATGAACTTGTCCTTGTAGCGGTAGATCGCCCGCTGCAAAGAACCTTTTGAGAAGTCTTTGCAGAGGCCCCACGTCTCCTGGATCATTTTCAGGAGTGGCTCCACTGGAGCATCGGTGATCAGGTGGCTATCAATAATGGCCCTCTGCTCTGCACTGATCTGCTGCATGAACTTCGGCAACTTGAGCATCAGCCCCTTATTCGGGGCCTTTTCCTTCGGTTCCTTGGGTTTTGAGCCTTTTTGCTCTTCAGACATGTTTTTCTACTCCGTGTCACCGCCCCGCTCCCCAGGGCGTGCAATCAATTGCAAGCAGGTCAGTCCTGCGGCAGCATGGAAAGCAGTTCCTCAGTCGGAACCTCCACTGGCTTGGTCGGCATCTGCACTTCAGGCAGGAACTCCAGCGCCTTCGTCACCTGGGGCAGTTCACCTTCTGCAATCAATTGCAAGACGAGGCGCATTACAGCATCAACACTCCGCTTGTTGTCCACGCACATCTGTGCCACAGCACGGAAGTTCTTCATATCCTGCTGCATCATGCGCAGCCACACGGACTCCTTGCCCCCGAAGTCCAGGAACATGTAGCCGTAGGGCAGCGTGTCTCCGTGGGTACTGAATAGCTTGTTCAGCAGGTTCGAGAGGTCTTTGATCGTCTTGACCTCCTTCACACCCTCCTGAAACTTCGCTTTCACTTCCGGTGGCAGACTCTTCTCGGTACTCTTGATCAGCTTGTCGAGTTCAGCACGCTCCTCGAAACCGAAGGCTTCCACCAGGGCTTCTTTGCTGTACTTTTGCTGCAAGGACTCGTACAGGGCGACAAACTTTTCGCCATTCAGCTTGCCACGAATCATGTTGTGGCGCATCAACTGAAAATTCTCTTCGTCCTCAGTGAACTCCTCATCGGTCACTATGGTACATGGCACCTTCGTATAGCCCAGCACCTTGCCCGCCTCTACCCGGTGGTGGCCTCCGATAATTCTGTACCTCACTTGTCCCGCGATAACGTGCTTTTTTACGAGCACAGCATCGGTAAAACCCATTCTGGCGATATTGTCTACTAAAAGATTAAAACTCTTCGCAGACATCACGTTCGGGTTGTGGGGGTTTGGGTCGAGTAGATCAATCGAAATGTCTTCTCTCAATACGCTATCAGGTTTCATAGCCTTGGGCACTCCATTGGTGAGGGAGGTCAATCATACTTCACTTCTGACAAGTTCTCTACTGGTATGACATTCTCTCTTATGTCTCTTGACAAGGTGTGGGGGTGGAAGTGGTGATTGGTATCCCTCTTTCTTTGTATGTTAGAAAACCTCTAGGGTATCTTCTATCCATAGAGGTTTTGTTGCCCTCCGGGCGGGTCGGCCCCAAAATTGATTCAGGATCAGGGAGACATTACGGATGCAATTGATTGCAGGAGTTCTACTCCTACTTGTCAGTGATCTGGAGCTTGTACTTCAGTGCCTCTACCTGGGACTGGTGCCATTTGAGTGCTCCCTCATCGGAGCCTATGAAGACATGGCAGTTCATTCCAGGAATCAGCGCCCCCAAAATTACGGCGACTATGGTGATAAATCCCACTATTACTGCGAAGTTCTTCATAGGTCGCCTTTCTTCGTCATCTGCCAGACAGTGCCGTCCTTACCGTAGAGAGACTTGATGGCCTTGATGTCTTCGGCCTCACGAGTCTTCTCCCAATTACGAGGGAGCCACCAGCACCAGTAGTAGAGTTCCAGCACCGATACACCAATCCAAAACAGGGCGCACATTGGAACGGGTCAGCTCAGGGTCATGGTGAAATTTAGTCCAGTCTCCATCCCACCATATTCTGGGCATACAATCTTTCCTGTTCCAGACATCGCTGCCACCTCAATCTCGATGTCTCTGTAGTGTCCGAAGCACCCTACCATTGTGGTTGCTGCAATTGATTGCATGTCATTTTCCTAGAGACCGCACCGCGACTTTGGCCTCCACCTTGAAGGCCGTTTTGCACTGGTGAACACAGTCGTCCCCCTTATCCCCAACCTGCTGCTCACAGCCCTTCTCCATCATGTCGGAGGCCAGTACCCCTGCCTCAGACAAGCTCTGGAAGTTGGATAGGAAGACTCGGGCCATGTTCGTGCCAGCCTCGAAGCATTGCTCAATGCCTGGTGCCATCTTGTGCTCAACAATGGATACCTGTGCAGGCTTGGGTGTGGGTGCGGTACGCTCCCGCTTGGGCGTCACCACCCCCACCAGCCATAGCACAAACAGGAGGCCGAGGAGGCGGTGAGACGTTTTCATCGGTTTATGTATCATGGCGTTCTCCTAAGTCATGTGTTCTTCAACAGGGTAAAACATGATTCTAGTGCATCGTACACCACTACTCTGAGGTTCCCATGTTGATGAGTAGAGGGGGTTGCCTTGGGGAATCTCCATTTTTTACTCCTTTACTTGGCTTTGGTCACTTGCTGTAGGTGCCAACTGCCAGGTGCTCCTTCGCGCCAAGCGCCAGAAGCTGCATTTTCCAGAGATACATGTCAGAGCTAAAAGCGATGTTGATCTCCATCTGGTTCGCACGCTGCATCTTGTCTGCCAACGTCCGCACAGGATTGTGCTTGGATGCGGACTCAATCAGTTGTGCGATGGACTGTGGTTCTTCAGTCAACTGCCCCGCCAGAAGGTGAGCAACTGCGTCCAAGTCTGTAGGGGGTTCCACCTTCGCCATCTGGGCTCGAACCTTCTGCACCTGAGCCATTACCATGTGGGGGATCGTGATCTTGTCGCGCTCCTCCAGTAGGGGCCGGAACTTCTCCGTGTGCCATTTAGCAAACACAAGGTAGTTCGTGATGTAATCGTCGTAGAACGCTTTGACCACGGTATAGGCTTCTTGCTCCGACCGGAAGTAGAATGGGTATTCTTCCCCCAGCGAAGCCACCGCCCAAGGAGCCTGATACACGGCGTAGGGCACCCCCAGCATCAGCGGTTCGATCAACGACATGGAGTAATCCTCTTCCGCGCTGAAGAACAGGCCCACACTCGCCTCGTTCGCCATAAAGTCCCAAAACTGATCACGGTTGAAATAGTTCACCTTCACAAAGTCGGGAACCTCCACCAGCCCCTCGCTGGCACTTTGGGTGCAAACTACAGCGTTAATCTGGCGCTCCTTGGACTTCAGAATCCAGTTGCTGCCCATGATCGAGAAAATCTTATCGAACTTGTGGCCGTTTACCATGCGCCCTGCGAAAACGATGGTGAAGGGCTTGCTTGGCTGCTCCTTGACGAAGCTCTGAGTCTTCAACTTGAGACGGTCAGACATCGTGAATGGGTGGCACTCGATAATGCGCTCCCGCAGCTTCTTAATCTCTGAGGGTGCGAGGTAAGCCCGGGCCGACTCCAGGATCATGGCCTTCTCCCAATACGCACAGATGTAGGTCTGTGCAGCAGTCTGGTATCCCAACACCGTGTACATGTCCTGCTCTTGTGTGGCGTTGATGGCGGCGGCACCCTTGAAGGACATCAGGGGGAAATCCTCCACCACCAGAATGGGCTTAAGGCCATCCGACTTGCGGCTGTGGAAGTTCGCCACGGCATGGATGGTGGGCACCATGCTGGTACGGTTCGTGACGCAGATGTCCCAATCCCAGAAGTCACCCTGGTACGAAAACATGCATTCGCGCTCGTAGGAGATGCGGCGGTACTCCTTGTACCTGTCCTTGCTCTGCTCCAGACGGAAGTAGTGGATGCGCTCCGACACCGGTAGCCAGTTGAGTCCCTCCTCGTCAATCCAGTCTGGCAGACTCCAGTAGATGAAAACGTTCGGGTCTTGCAGCAGGGCCTCGGCCAGACGGACGAACTTCACTGCACTGGCGCACTTGTGGACACGTCCAGTATAAATGATGTCAAATAAAATCTTGCTCATTGCGCTCCCCCGATCAATTCGAGGGTCTTCTCCTTCCCCAGGCGCAATATCGGGTCGATGATGCTGACGTAGGCATCCGAGTTATGCACGTCCTTCTTCACCGTGTACGGCTGCATCTTGTAATCCTGGGAGCGGAATATCATTCCTCGATCTGCGAAGTGCCTCTCTTGCAGGTAGGCTTGCGCAGCCACCCCGCCGCCAAGGTACTCCGTGCAATTGATTGCAGCGCCCATCTCAGCCACCCACTCACTGGGGTCTTTGGATCGTACCGGGAGCACCTTGGTGGAGATATACGTGGCGTAGCCATCCAGACCCCCAAACAGGTACTGCCAGATGAAATCCGTGACAGCCACGTTCAAGCGCCCCAAACTGTACCGGGCATTGGACTTGAACACCCCCAGCATACCTTCAAGGAAGCCTATGTCTTTGATCTTCATGGCAGGGTACAGGGTTCGGAGGGTCTTGGCTAGGCTTTCACTCACTCTGTCCGGGTTTTGCACGTACACATCGTTAAGCGGGCGGAAGTTGCGATCCTCCAGGGGCACGATGAACATCTGCTTCTGGCCGTTGCCGTTCAGCAGCTCAATGCGTGATTGATGGCCGAACTTGGTGAACTGAGCCTCCATCATGTGGACGAGGTTCTTGGCCTGACGATACCTGTCCCACATGTATATCTGACCACCCAGCATAAGCGGCTGGTTCGCTGTATACATCCTGCTCATACGAGAGGTATCCTTACGCAAAAAGTCGAATCGTCCTCACGCTGGAGAAAGGTGCGACGGTTAAAAACTCGCTGGCAAGCCTTCGAGACTTCATCCTGCGAGAACGAAGTAAAGTGCCCATTGTACCGGTTAGAGTCCTGAAACTCGATGATCACCGCTTTCTTGGCGACGTGAGCGAGTTCTTCGATCAGCCAGTTCAGGGCCTCGGGGGACTTCTTGAGCAGTGCAGCCACCCCCAGACAAAACACCACATCAGCAGCCATCTTAGGCTTCAAGGTCTCCACACCCCCAACCTCGAACAGACCAGCACCGTACTTGCCCGTAGCAAAGGCGATGGCCCTGGTATCCGGGTCTATACCCCGGTAGTGTGAAGTCGTCTCACGGATACGCTCGTACAGGTGCCCGAAGCCACAACCAACGTCCAGCACAGTCACTTTTGGGATGTGCTGGCTATACAGTTCGATGGCCGTGTTAAGGCGCTTTACATGCAACTCGGTCGGGATGTACAACTTTCCCGACAGGTCGTTGTCTTCCTTTGAGGGCTCGAAATCAGTCCTGAAATAGCTCACCGTGCTTCTCCTTCAACAGATCAGATGAATAATGCTTGTCCTTGAACTCGATGGATGGGTCAAGGTAGTTGTATGCGTTAAACACATTACAACAGGCCACCATGCTCGACAGCAGTCCAGCGAATCGCCGATCCTTGCCAGAACAATGCACACCGTCCTGAGTCCAGGCTGGAGGGATGCGAGAGGCCTCAAACACCTCTTGTAGCTTGGCGTTGTACAGGGCATCCAAGTCTCCAGGGGTGCTGATGGTCTTGGCCTCCAAGGGGTGCCCCAGGAGCCGCCACAGGGCTTGGGCCAGCCAGTTCTCGTCCATATTGCCGAGTTGCTTAGCGTAGGCCACATGTGCTTGCGCCGTCATACGAGCTTGCAGGTTCTTCGACTGAATCGCTGCATCAACCAGCTTACTTGCGTACACCGCCCTGTTCATGCCGTTAGCACATCCATGAAAGTGAAGGTATAGGGCCTTCTCTGTCCTTATGCCTAGGGGCGAGTTCGAGGTAGCGATAGTCACGATCTCGGTACTGCACTCTGCACTGCGGAAGTAGTCCTTCATGCCGTTGGGCAGGTCTCCTGCGGCCTTCGAGGCTTTCTCAGTCAGACGCCACCCCAAAATGTACTTCTGGCCCGAGGGGGACTGCCACCAGTTCTCCGTTGAGCAAATGCGCTGTATCAGGTGGACTGCCAGCTTATTGATCAACGCTCTATCCTTGGACACCATCGCCAGCTTGTACCACTCGTACATCTGCCGTTGGATGGCTGGGTCTATGCAGTCTTCTGCACCTATGATGAACATGCGGCGATACAGGCGGAAATAATCCTTCGGAAAACACGTCGCCACATGCAAATACCAGTAGGCGGCGTCTTCAGTGTGGCGCAGTCGAACCGACTTCACCAGGGCGCTCATTGCTTGGGCAATCGAGCATTTGGAGAGTGGCGTTCCACTTCCGAACAGGTCTTGCTGTATCATTCCTTGCCCCCTAGTAATTTGTGAAGAACTTCCTTAGCCGACTCAACCAGCGTCTGAGGGTCTTTCTTCAACTGTACATAGAACGATGGGTGGACAATCGCCTCGTACCCCAAGGAAAGGGCTTTGCGCTCTTGTGGATGGAGGCCAAGGCGAAAATCTTTGGTGATCTTGAGTGCTGCTTTCAGATCGCCTGACTCGAACAGGTGCTTGGCTTGTTGGGTTTTGGTACTCATACAAACAATTCTACCAAGTTACCGTGGTTTGTCAAATATTTTTTGCAATCAATTGCAACATTTCCACGTCACCGCCAGAGTGGGTAATAGATGCTCACCTCACGTTGCCCTAGGATCGGGGTAATCTCTATGTTGTCCGTGTTCACCAGCCGGGTGCGGCCCGAGTCCGGGTCATGCCCCAGCACCTTCCATGAGGTTCCCTTGCCACGATGCACCAGCATCAGAGTCTTCTTGCTATTGGGTGGGAGGTTGGCGAAGTCCTTGAGGGCTGTCAGTATGTCCTGCTTCGGCTCCATCGTCGCTGTATTAGCGGCCTTTGGAGCGTCTTTAGCTTCCGGTTGAGGGGTAAGTAGCTGTACTTCCTCCGTGGCCGTTGTAGGGGCTTCCAGAGCCTTTGCAGTGGTCTCCCCGGGGGTAAGTTCCAGCGGTGTCTTCTTAATGATCTTGATTGCCATGTTGGTCACTCCATTGACGTTTGATGCTTAGTCAGTGCCCTTCAACTCAATGCATCCTCTATAAAACCTTTGATGCTTTGGAGTACCCGGTATGGTACTGCAACAGGCCAAGGACACTGACCAAGCACCTCCCCAAAGGGAGGCACTCGGCGTGGGCCAATCACACCTCTACCGTCAAGTTCACATCCGGGAAAATTTCACCGAACTTCTCCAGCACGGCCTCCCAGCCAGCGGCCTTCATCAGGTCTTCCAGCGAGCCACCAGCGCCAGCCGTGGCGGCGGACACCGAACCACCTAGGTAGCCAGCACAGATCATTTCCAGAGCCACGTTGTCATACTCGGTGCCAACTTCGGCCTTGCCCTTGTTCAGTGCGCTGTTGACCGTTTCCAATTGGTCGGCCTTTAACTTGAACTTCAAGGTGGTCACATCGTCCTTGGTCTTGGTGGAACCTTCTGCGTCGGCAGGGGCAGCGGCCTTCAGCATGGCCTTGAGTTCGACCACCGTAACCTTCTCGGCCTTGGCTACCCACTCATCCACGTTCTCGGGGGTCAGAACCTTGGCTAGGTCTTTCAGCTTCGTCCATCCCAGATGCGCGACTTTCCCCCAAGGAATCTGCTTCGTCACCAACTCCGAATAGATTTCCATCAGGTACTTGGCCTTGCGCTCCTGGAAGCCGAAGCGTTCGTACACGAACAGGCCGAAGGACTCGAAGCCCTCGAACCACGAGTTCTCATAGATCACATTCAACACGCCACCGAGCTTGAAGTAGTTCTGCTCGATGTTTTCAGCCAAACGACTAGCTTCATTCAGTGCCTTGGCCTTGGTCTTGGTCAAACTCTCAACTTCCAATGCCGTGGTGGCGATCAGATCGAGCTTGGCCTTAGACTTGCCAACGGCAACGGTTTCTTGGGGGGTGGCCTCTTGTGTTTGCACGCCTTGGGATTCGGTCGAATCACTCATTTTTCAATCACTCCTAGAAGATATGGGGTTACGCCAAAGATTGCGTATTTCGTACTCTACCTGAATTACCAAGTTTGTCAAATCTTTGGCGGCAATTACTTGCAGAAAATTTCATCAGGCCGACGCGGCTTTGCTCATGGCGTCCAGTTCTCTGGCTTCGTCGCGGTCTTCCTGGGCGGCCTTGTCAAAGAAGCCACTCGGGTAACGCTCTGCCAACTTGGCTGCATTGCCAGAAGCCAGGAAGTGCGGGGGCTTACCGAAGAGGGCGAAGCACACCGGCCAGAACATTTCGATGAACTCGGCCAGCAGGGCAGCGAGCACGGCAGCACGCTGCTCGTTCTTAGCGTCCTGGGCTTCCTTGTCGAACACCACTTCCTGGTGGGTGGGAACCACCTTCTCCACGATGTTGAAGCCGCCACCACCTTCCTGGGGGACATACACCTTCTGTAGGCCTTCAGGAACGTCGATGGTCTTCGACTCCAGTCCGTAGTAGTTCTTCTTCACAATGTCCAACATGTCGGTGGACAGGACGGACAGGATGAGGATGCCCTCGGTCAGGGTAAAGCCCTTCAGCTTCACCTTCTTGGTCAATCTCGGGGTCTTGACCTTCAGAGTCTTGGCGAGAACAAACACGTAGTAGAGCGTGTCGCCCATTTCTTCACATGCACTCTGCTTGAACTCTTCCCTCATCTGACTCGCGCCAGTCAGATAGGGCAGCATTCCCTTGATGGTCTCACCCACTTCCGTGGCGATGCCAGTCACCGCATGCGCAATGTTCACCAACTTAGTGCTGGATGCCATGCGGCGCAAACTGGCCTTGGCGGGCTTTTGGGAAAACGTCATAAAGACGCGACGGCGGTACTCACTATTACTCAACTCCATGATAGGACACTCCATTGACTAAAGTTACATCTCCAGACACCAACGCTTGCCCTAACCGAGCTAGAGCGTAAGCATCCACCACATCGTCCGACTTGGACGAGAATCCCCAACGACTCAGCACCACCTCTGCGATGGCCTTCTTGTTGGAATTGCCTTTGCCGGTCGTGAACTTCTTTAGAAGCGTGGGAGGCGCATCATACCAAGAAATCTTCAGATCGTACAAAGTCTTGCGAAGCAGAGTCCCAACTTCCACCAGAGTGACTAGGCTGTGGGTGTTGCCATAGGCGTACCCCTCTATCACAACGATGTCTGGACTCCATTCCGTGACGGTATTATGGAAGGATTGTGCAATCAATTGCAAGCGCCTAAAGCCTTTTTCCTTGGGAAAATTCAACAGCTTTGGCGTTGCCACATCTCCATCCAGCAGGCACAGGCCTGTGTAGGTACTAGGGTCACACCCCATAATCTTCATACTGGCTCCTTTGACTGGGTTGCTGGATACTTACCAGAGAAACACTGTTTGCAAACCGAACAACCCTTTGCAGGGGTATCCATCGAGGTCTTACACACCCCTAGGGGTATGGCCCCGGTCTCCTTGAAGATGCGAACCATCTTGGCCCGATTCAGGTAGGGCACCAAGGCGTCATCATTGCGCTCCACAGTGAACTCCTTGAACGGTAGGATTTCATTGTGGTCTGCGTTCTTCTTACCGTAACCACGACTAACATATAACACTTTAGCCTGCTGAACATTGACCCGGCCACCGAAGATATTGTTCGACTTCTCCACAATACGCATGTACAGGTTCGTGCGGATTCTGTGCTCTGCGAGGGGGGCGGCCAGCTTCTCGAAGTCTTCAGGCTTGATAATCTTCAGCTCCGTCAGGAACAGCTTCGGGGCACCCAAGTCCATGATCACGTCAATGCTGCCGCTCACCTGGGTTTCCTGGCAGACGAAGTTCACCTCCTCGTAACGCCAGTCACACTTTCCACCGTGCTTACATGGTACATTCAGGGGCTTCTGCTTGAACGTCACCATCGAATCACACTTTACACACCTCCAGTTACCGATGACCGACTGCCCAGCCCACTTCTCACGGAACAGGTCACTGGTCACATTGCCCACGTCGAATGTGGCTTGAAGGGCAGCACTGATGTACCGATCCTTCTTCTTCATACCCAGCAGGTGCAGTAGGGCGAACTGGCGGGGACAGAAGTCCGTCTTGGTTATGTCCGAAGCATGAACCGTCTCGTGGCTACGCTCAGGCTTGTAGCCACCGAGGTTCTTCTTCAAAACGTCGATGATACTCTTTTGTGGCGCGGTCGCCTCTTCAACTGCCTTCTTTAGGAAGGTGATAGCCATTATTCTTTTCCCCAACCCTTTTTCCATGAAGCAATAGTTTTTAGTTCTTTCTCTTAGGCGTAAGGTATTCTCCTAATAAACACTATACCTTATCCCCCAACTCCTCAAGTATCTGGTGAAAGGCCCACAGCGGAACAGCAATCCAATCCCCTCTAGGCTTCGCCTTACCACTGACATCAACGAAGCTCATTGTAAGGGCTGGCACGGAGCCTGTCGCCATTGCCTCTTCAGTCACCTTGACCAACCACCCGTAATCTACGCCTAGGGTTCCCGACGTGGTAGCTTTACTCTCTATCTGGAACTTATGGGTGGAGGTCTTCTTCCTGGCGTCCGACTTGGCACCCCGCATGGCACCGCTGGCAGGCGTGAGGCGGGCGGATAGGGATGCCGCCACACGCTTCTCGGACACCTTGCCGTGGTCTGAGGAGCCGCGCTTCGCAGCCCTATCCATGAAGGGGTTCTTGCTCATTTCGCCGCTCCATCTGCCTCAACAATGAACGACTTGCCCTTGAACGAGTCGATCACCATCTTCTGGAGTTGCAGCTTAAAGCTGTCATCGGACTCGTATATACCCCGGATCGTCACCAGGGTCTGATACGTCTTTCCCAGCAACTCCCATCCAGTGCCTTTCTCCGCCTTCTTGAGATAGCCCAGGTCTTTCAGGTAGCCTGACACCGTGTTCCAACTTCGAGTTTCGCCAACGCTCAGGCCGTTGTGTGGGAACATGCAGAGGTCATAGTCGAAGTTGTACTTCGTGACACCCACCTTGGCCTTCTTGATAACCGCCGTGGTCTCCTTGAATGCTGGAAGCTCTGAACTGATGGATTCTTCGATCTTGTTCTTGCCATACAACCTCACCGTGAGGCTGGACAGGAACTTCATCGTCTGGCCCCCAGGCATGGACTCGGGATCGCCGAACATCACTCCGATCTTGAAACGGGTTTGGTTGACCAGCACCACTGCCGGGGTGTGCCCGCGCTTGGATTCAGTCGCCAATGCTATCACCAGCTTGTTGCAAAGGCGCTTGATCAGGAGAGAGGACGTGCCAACGTCAAATTTCTCTACAGACTGGCCTATCTCCTTCGATGACACCACCGTCGCAATGGAATCCACCACCAGCAGTGCAACGTCTTCGGCACGAACTAGGGCATCAATCAAATCCACAGCTTCTTCGCCATAAGATGGGCGAACAACGATCAGTTCTTCAACGTCTATGCCGAACTGCGCTGCCCAATCGTGAGAGAACGTGCCCTCCAGGTCAACCCATACCACCTTGTTGCAGGGGTCAGGCATTCGCTGGGCTTGGGACGCTGCACAGTAGCATATATTAGTCTTACCTGAACTTTCCGGGCCGTACACGATGCTGTAGCGGCCACGAGGGAAACCCCCGCCAGTGGCTAGGTCGAACTCAAACACGCCTGTCTGGATGCGCTCAATCAGAGGAATCTCACTGCCCCTGTTCACCACTTTATCCCCCTTCTCCTTGCGAATCTGGGCCATGATGGCGGAGAGTTCTCCTCCCCCTGCGGACACCTTCTTCTTCTTGGTGGAGTCTACCTCCACAGGTACTGAGTCCGGTTCCCCCTCGATGGTGCTTGCAATTGATTGCATGGCTTCTGGCTCCGGGGCTGTGGTGCCCACATCAGTCTTCTTAATTTGGATTGCCATTATGCCTTTGCCTCCTTCACTGCTTCGGTGATTTTTTCCGACACCCACTGGGTGGCGAACTCATAGGTCTCGTTGATGTCCTCCTTGGCACAGGGCACAGACAGGGACACGCTGATCTTTGCGCTCTCGTAATTACCAAGGTTCACGGTCTGACTGCCCCCTGCCATGACCACACACATCTTCTCAGCAGGCATCATGACTCCCTTATGGACGGTCTCCTGCTTGTCCTTAATGACATGCTCGGTCTTGGACTTGCTGTCCACCTTCAGCACTTGGGTCTGTCCTATGACGGGCTTAGACATCACCTCGCTCGTGCCCAGATGGGCTGCGAACTCCGAGGGGCCTTCCTTCTTCTTGATCTGGATTGCCATTTTTCGTTCTCCTTTATGCTCGTCGCCACTGGCGGCAGGTTGCTTTTTCTCATGTCTTCCACTTACACCCGCTACATGCATGCCAAGGTGTAGTCTTACCCCCTAGGGAGTCACACATTTTCCTGACATGGGCGTTTCCTCCGGGTTTCCAATGCGGGCATTCCTGCGTCATACGAAATTCGTACCACTTGCCACGGAACTCGTCGGAGTAGATAACGCGCGCAAATGCTGGGCGGTTGTAACAACTTGGGCGCTCGATTACTTCTGGCGCTTGAGTACGCAAAAACCACATTTTTTGCACGTCACCAAGGTCATTTTCCATTTTATCGCCCCTTTCTGGTGTCTATTCCACGTTAGGCATCACTATCTAGGGCCTTGTTCACACTCTTCCCAGCCGCATTAAGTAAGTTGCCAATGCGTCCGAATGGATGGTCATCCCCACGGTAGGCACTTGCTGGTAATGTCACTATATCAACTACGAGTGCGATTGGTGTTAACGCAACG